GGTGAAAATCCTGATTTTATTAGTGATCTTGATTGACCAATTAACCTATTGATGTTATCTGAAGTTGTAACTAAACCACCGCTCCTCTTCACCTTACCGATTGTTGACACCTCTTTAATCGACATATCTATAAGTTTTCCATCGTAACACACGTTTCCTAAATATTCCCAGATCTCGGATGAAACTATTGTCTTCTTTAAGTTAAATTCTAGTCCAAACTTACTATAAACCTTTTGAATAGTTGTAACAAGCTTTATTATTCTCTCCTTGTCATAACCATCAGGCACCATGAAGTATAATAGCCCATCATCGGAGAAAGTTAACAATTCACCTGATAAACCAATAGATTCTAGTGCTATTTCCATAATAACAGCATGTGATGATGACCATATAAAGTTCAAGAATCCTTCAAAACCACCCAATACTCCTGATGTGTATTCGAAGTAACCTCTAGAGTTATTGAAAACCATTGATGACCTAAACACCAGATCCAACCTAGTTAACCAATTCTCACCAGTGAGCTCTGACAATATCCTACCATATATCCTGACTAAAGTCATTGGGTATTTCTTTGAGAACTCTGAAAGATCAAAAGATATAAACACAGGTCTTGAGTTTGAGGAGGTACCAGAGACAGCATGACAAAATTTTTCTAAGTCCCTTCTTGATGCCTCATAACCTTTCACTATTGACACTCCTGTTTGCTTCCTACTTACTAGCCTTGCCAATCTCTCTGCCCTTTGTGTTATAGCTTTAATAGATTGTTGAGCTATGTAAAACATTCTAGTATATCTTTTATGGAACTCACCATATTTAGGTTCTGTGGATACATTAGTTCTCGCTGACTCAAACTCCATAACAAATCTTGATAAGTCATCTGATGGAATATCATCTATACCAATCCCTTTTCTAGCATATTTTAACTCAAAGCGCTCATGGACCTTTATTAAAGCATTAAATTTCTTTATTGATGCAGCTCCCCCTAATTCTGACTCACCACTTAATGAGCTTAATACATCATTAACATTTTTAAGCTTATCAAATGCTATTGGCTTCTTACCTCCAGCTATGCTATAGTTCTTCATATCCTTCATATCACTCTCTGATACCTTCTCAGATGTTGAAGAAGCTTTATCTGACGGTGTGACGTTTAACTCACTAGCTTTAGGTAAGTCCCTTAAAATAGAGAATTTAACTTGCCCCCATTCTATATAACTCCTTTTAGATAACTTGTTCCTGTCAACTGTTGTTCTTTTCGATTCATTAGCTAGATCAGAGTATCCATCTAGTCTAACATCGTATTTAGATAAGGACAGTGATTTATACAATGATCTTCTAACGGTTGACTCAAATCTTGATAGTAGCCTCCTATCAGCCTTATTAGGTGATTTAAAGCCATTTATATTCTCAAAGACCTTAGATAAATTTGTGTCAGGATGTGGATATGATTTATATAAATTTGCTATGTTGACACGCAATAGCTTATCGGTTGTCAAAGATGATATCACGCTGTAAGCCTCCTTAGCAAACTCTTTCCTATCATCATCTAATGTACTTAAGAAATCTTTCTTAGGGCTTTTCGACATTATATGGTCCATTTCTAAGTCATAAATGAACAACTGTCTTGATGCTTTTATTGATTCGCCAATAAAGTCTGGGTCATAACAAGCTATAGTTGTCCCAAGTCTCATTAACTCACCTATTGCTGATGACACATCAGTGCTAAGCTTTGCATCACTCATCATGACTGACAAGTTTGAATATGT